GGTTATAAACCTACTAAATATTATATAAATATAAAAAGATATTAAATTTTAAAAAGATTTTTATTATAGTTTTAAGTTATTTAAGTTTTTAATTAAGTTTGTTAAGAAATGAGTTAGGTTTATCAAATAGTTAATAAGTTTTTAATTAGGTTTTTCAATTATTTAATAAGATTAATAAGATTCTAAACTAAACTATATAAAGAGATTGTAATCATATATATATTATATTTACAATGAATACAAAAAATGACTACACTCTTGCTTTGAAGAATAAAAAAGTATGGGATTTTTATAATACTCACCCGAATGTGAACTTCGAAAGTGCTAATTTGTTATTGGTTGATTTTATGGAAACCATGTTCAATAACATGACGAATGATATCAGTAGCAATATTAACACGCAGCTATTGTCATTTATGAAAGAAAGTCAATCCCGAATTGAGAACATTACAGAATGCATAAAAGGTGTTAATGAGAACGTAAATACTCTATCAAATGACATCAACAATAAAATGATGTTGCAAATGAATAATATTAAGACTGAATACATTCGTGATTTTACGAATATTATTAATACATCGTCTCTTACGTCGAACGAAAAGATTAGTTCATTGATTGATAAAAGCAATAATATACTAGTTGATAAGACTACGCTCTTGCTTAATGATATTATTCCTAGAACTAATTTGTCGCTTCATTCAGTAATTAAAGAGAACCTACGAGACCTACACGATACAATAACAAATGATACCCAGAAATTGACTGCACACATTAACAATCAAGACGCTCAAACGGATTTTTTAAGCACTATTGAGAACAAATTCAGCGGTATTATACAAAATATTCAACATCCATTATATTCTACACTGAATGCATCAGAAGAACGATTAACTACTAATATTAATACCATTAAAGAAACTACTAATCAATCTGTTGTTGCTCAAAACAAATTATTTGGAGAACTTGAAGGGTTCTTGGGTAAATATAAGAATTCTACCCACAAAGGCAAATTAGGTGAAGGAGAACTTTCATATGTACTGCAATCTATTTATACCTCGGCTGAAATTACAAACACCACTGGAAGCAAAGCCAGCGGAGATTTTATTATGAAAAGAATTGATAAACCAGATGTCATGATTGAGAACAAAGAATACAATTATAACATTCCAAAAGAAGAAATATCAAAATTCATACGGGACATTGATGTGTTAAACATGTCTGGCGTGTTTATTTCCCAGCATAGTGGCATTGCATTTAAACAAAACTTTCAAATAGATATCAATAAGGGTAACGTGTTAGTGTATATTCAAAAGTGTGAGTATAATGCAGAACAAATACGTATTGCGGTTGATATTATAGACAATTTATCACCAAAATTAAAGGACTTTTATACCGATGATGATAGTTGTTCGATTTCAAAGGATATTCTAGATGATATTAACATTGACTATCACGCTTTTATTGCACAAAAAGAATCGTTACAAACCGTGTTACGAGATTTCACGAAGAGAATGAATTCTCAAATCGAAGAACTCGCACTACCATCTCTGGACCGATATCTAGAACCGAAATATGCTTATGTAAAAGATCGATTATTTAAATGTGACCTTTGTAATGATTTCAATGGCAAGAGCAAACAGGCGTTGAGCGCTCATAAACGCGGTTGTAAGAAAAAGCACTTACATAATGAAATTACTATTGACGCGTAATACAATTACACCGGCCGAAAAGAAAAGAAGAGTTTACATCAGGTAAAGCTCGATAAATTAACTGCAGCATAATATTTTGGATTATTTTTATGGAAGTTTTTCGAGGGAATGGAGAACCTGTCATTTAACCTTGGATTATTTTCGTGTAAATACATGAAAATAATGGAAAACGACCACTATTGCGCTTGAAACAACATGAGATTGACCGTAAAGAACGATTGACAAATTCTTTCACGAGATAAATACTCGAAGAACAAAAATCTAACATTACTATATAAACAGTATGGATACGGTACTTAACCAGGATTATGAAATGACTAGTGAAGTTGCCAGGTTGAACGATTTATTATCTGCCCTCCCCCTCCCAAATGAAAAAACTGTCATATTTTCGTTTCAGGGGGCATTTGGACCTCCAACTTTGGGGCATTATACAGCCATGAAATTATATGCAAGACAAGTATTATTAGATTATACCGACTACAATATTCTTATGTTGTTTATGCCGACCGCTTTAGGAAGTAGCAAACCTCATTTGGAACCAACACAGAAATCCCGTCTTGATATGTTATCCGTTTTTTGCGACCAATTAAAACAAGAACCCGGATTTGATGGACGTAATATTTTATTTGATGTTAGCACGATTGAATATCTTTTATGCAAGGGTGGCGTTAGAGACACCGCAACAGTTCGAACACTCGCTGAATTAAATAAGATACGACCCGGAACCCCACTACTATTGGGAATGGGACTAGACAACATGTTACAATTGCCTTATTGGAAAGAAGTTGAAAAATACAAAGGGGGGTATGGTGTTGAAAAATACAAAGGGGGGGGTATGATGTTAAAAAAATTTATGTTGCTTCAAGAGAATTAACAAGCGATGAAAGGTCAAAGACTAGAAAATTCAAAAAGGGAGAAGATGGAGGTGCAACCGTTTTTTTTGATATAACAGTTCCAACATGGGCAAACGTACAACAAGCCAAAAAGGCATTTGGTGTTATTGGTATTGAGGAAAACACCGCAGCCGAGTTGTCCACTGCATTACGGAGAAAAATGCCAGACACAGACACAGATACAATCTATCCTTACTGCCTAGATTTACCCGAGTTTGTTATAGTTGGTGAAACCGGAGAAAAAATACCAGGAACATCATCTTCCATGCTACGTTACTATATTTGTAAATATATAAAAGAACATGATGAAACTGCTAAACCAATTTTTAGAGAAAAAATTAGAAGATTAATATGGGGTGACAAAACTACAGACGCAGGTGTTGAGGAAACCATAACCGATTATAACAAACTATTTAACACAGATTCTGCCTGTCCACCAGATAATAATTATGATGCTACTTTTGTAGGAATATTCCCAGATGCAACACATGGCGGAAAACGTAAATCTCGTCGTAATAGAAAGAGTAAGAAGTCCAGAAAGAACCACAGAAAATCCGCTCGTCGTCGTCGTCGTTAAGCCGAATAAAAAGAAAAATACTATTTTTGCAGAAGTTTTTCGAGGAATGGAGAACCTGACATTTAACCTTGCATTATTTTCGTGTAAATACATGAAAATAATGAACATTTTAACATAATAATGGTGTTGCATACAATATTCCCACATTTATAGTTCCCACCAAAAACAGGCGTATAAACTTATATGCGCATTTTTGAGTTTTGGACATTCATTTTCCTTGTCCATTTTTGAAAAGTGACCCAATAAGTTTTTCTGAATGTAGTAAAAAACCAGTTCGCTGCATAATGCAGCGAAACCCGAATTTAGATGAATTAATTTGTGACTGTAAACTTTTTATACTTTTTGCGGAAAAGGATTTAGGCATTTTTTCTGTTAGTATTATATACTAATTTTTGCCTAACTTATACATGCCGAAAATGCCTAAAAATGCCAAAAATTACGAATGTGAAAAATGCAACTTTATATGCAGTAAACAAAGTAACTTTAATATGCATTTAACCACCGCAAAACACATACGGCTAATCAATGCTAATAGTAGTTTACTGGAAAACATGCCAACCGAATATAAATGCATATGTGGGAACGAATATAAGCATGCATCTTCATTATCAAAGCATAAGAAGGGGTGCACGTATACGCCACCATCTTCTCCGGAAGAGAACATTCAAACTACAATCGAACCGATTGAACCTAATTCAGCAGATTTGCTGATATTGGTAAAGGAACTCATGATACAAATGGCCGCAAAAGACAAACAACAAGACGAACTTATCAAGCAAAACATGGAACTGCAAAATACCATGAGAGAACTGATTCCCCATATCGGCAATAATAACACCAGCACCACGAATACCAACAGTAATAATACATTCAATGTCCAACTTTACCTAGAAAACGAATGCAAAGACGCAATCAGTTTACAAGACTTTATTCGAAACATCGAAATCAACATGAGTCATTTGGTGGCGATTTCCAAAGATGGTTATGTTGACAGCATTAGCAATCTTCTCATCAAATCACTCAATAACATGGCCATAACTGACCGACCCCTTCACTGTACCGACCTGAAACGCGAAACGGTGTATATCAAAGACATGGAAACGTGGAACAAAAGCACCGCGGATGCACCCATCATGAATGGATTAATTAACAGCATCGAAAATAAATATTATGCAGAGGTGAAACAATACGTGCGAGACAACCCGCAGGCTCGCGAATTGGACACGCCCGAATACAATTTCTATGCAAAAGCCTGTGTTCATTCACTTGGAAACTACGAAGACCATGATAAACTCAACAAGAAAATATATAAGAAAGTTTTGCCTGAGGTAAAGCTCGATAAAACAACTGCATCATAATATTTTGGATTGTTTTTATGGAAGTTTTTGGAGGGAATGGAGAACCTGGCATTAACAGTTGGATTATTTTCGTGTAAATACATGAAAATAATAGAAAATCGTGTAAATATAATTGTTGGATAGCGTTTGTGCCCAAAAGGAACGATTGACTAACTGCACATTAACGATTACACACACATATGATTATTTGTTTTTTAGAAATGATATTAAAACTATTGCGTACTCTATTTATATTATTTGATATGTCAGTACAAATATTTGATAATTTTCTTTCAAAAGATGAATTTGATATTTTAACAAATGAAATATCAAAACCTAAATATGAATGGGGTCATGTGTCGAATTCATATAGTGAATATGAATATCCATGGCTTAAAATGAGTTTAACAGATATTCCATTTTTTAACACTATTATGAAATCTAAAATAGAAAATACGGTAAATATGACGTTTGATATAGAACGTATATATATGAATGGACAACCATACGGTGCAGTATCTGGATTTCATACTGATTCAACTGATACTAATGCATATACATTTTTATTATTTGTACATGATTGTTATAAAACACATGTTGACCATATGGGAGGGTACTTTTATTATAAGCTTAACGATGAAATACGGTGCATTGAACCTATAAAAAACCGAGCCATAATTTTTAATTCCAATATTGTACATAAAGGTAATGCTTTTAATATGGGTATCAAGGTACTTCGTCAGTCTGTTGCTTGGAAATTATATCGTAATAGCAATAATAAACTTAATGATAATACTATCACGCAAAATAATAATTCTACTATCTCTTCTATAGCTGATAATAGTTTTACACAAGACGAACTTTTATCATTGTTCAAAAATTCTAAATATATACATGGTATTGCGCAATTTAAACCTATTATATCTCTACTTAATACACCTGATATTATTAACTGTGAAAGACCTATTATTATTTCTTTTGAAAATGCTATTGATAAAGAGAATACTATTAGTAATTTATTATCAAGGTTATAATCTTTAAGCTTTATTTTTTCACATTATTTTATAGAAAGTCCTTGTGTATTATCATCAACAAACCAGAAAGTTGATGTATACCTAACATTTCCAACGGGTGCATCTGTATAATGTGGATGTGTCCAATAAGGAGGAAATAACAATATATCACCCATTTCTAATTTCAAATCTATGTTTTGGTTTGGAAAATGAAATAGACCATCTATGTAGTCATCATTATATGCAATCACACATGATAATAGTCTTACTGAATTATCCATTAATGCACTATCAACATGTTGTCTAGTTGCCCCATCTATTTTTCGTAATAACATAGTTGTCATTCTTGGTATTGTATTATTAGCAAAAATATACTCATTTACTGCATTAATTGTGTATACAATACTTCGTATGTATAATGAATATAGTATTGTTGTCAAATTTCTTAAAATAATTTGTTCATCTATATTTAATTGAGAATTAGCTAATTCAATTAATTTATAAATCGTTAATTCTTCACACATTACGTTATTTTTTATTTGGTAAGATATTCGATTATTAAAATTTACATGCTTCATTATATTAACTATTTTATTGCAAAATTGGTGAGATATCAAATTTTTTATTACATATATTTTCTCAGGATATTCGTGTACGATAACATTATTTAAAGTATGTATCTTCATTTTATATATACTTTATAATTAAAAAACGGAGGACAACTTTATATTGTTTCAAAATAATCAAACTATTATCAACTTCAATACGTATATCATATACTTTTAATCCTACTTCGCAGTTGCATGTATCCAACCAGTCATGATATACTTATCATTTGATTCAGGCATAATACCTCTATGCGGAAACGTCCATTCTGCTGGAAAAATGACTAACTTACCTGCACTCGGTTTAATTCGATATGTACCCCAAAATTCGGTTTCACCTCCTATATCTACATCATTTAAATACCAAATAAATACTAGAACTCGTGATGTATGATTAGTCCAATCAATTCGATTATCATCATGGTATGCAAACTTTCCTACATTTTTTGTATAACGTTGTATTAGTATATCTTCAACCCCTAGTATCCGGTTGTTAAATAAATTAATTTTATAATCTATTCTTTTTTCATAATTATTACAATATTTATTTATATTATAAATTATCTCTTTATTAATTACATCATATATACTTTTCCACTTAATATCTTTATCCATTATTGTTCTAAGTCCAAGATCTACTGTGTCTTTTATACTTGGTTTATAATATCCTATACTTGTTACACCTTTATGCTTACTATCACTACTTTCAAACATACTTATTATTTCATTGCATAATTCAGTTGATAATGAATTTTCATTAACATAAATTAAACTATTATATAAATCACACATTTATATATTAACGCTCTTATACTAATAATATAGTACACTTTATGTTTTTTATATACTAATTTGTTACATCAAAATCACATGATAATACAAACATCTCTCCATCGCTTACTAAAAAACCATGTGGTTCTTGCATAATATTTGAAAATACAATTGCATCTCCATTGCATAGTGTAGTACATAATCCATCCTGAAAATAATATTCTCCTTTAACCTTTGTATCATTATGTAAGCAAACGGATAGTGATAATAATGTTTGAATTTCCTTTGTATATGCATAACATGTTTTTTCTGTATATCTTGACACCTGTATTTTTTTTATATCTATTTCATAATTTTCTATGTTATATAACTGTGTAATATGTTGTAATATTGGTAACAGTGTATATACACATAATGGAAATATATTATTTGACGTAGACATATTTAGTTCAACTATGTTTTCTTCGGGTTTATATGATTTATCACTATTTGTTGGTTGAATATGTTCTATTATTGTTTTTGATATTTGTTGATTAATTGCATTATTAATTTTAAATCTCTGTATAAAACGTGTATATTTAATATTTTTATATATATTCATACAATTGTCATTTTCTAATAGTAACATACTATTATTTTTATTATTTTCACCCAACTCTATTTTAAATATCGTTTCATTATAATTGTATAACATTAAATGCAGTTTAAATACATTATAAAAATTATTATCATATAACAGTTCATTTATAAATTTGAATTTATTAACATTGTAATTATATACGGGTAATTTATCTGTTATTTTTGTAATAACGTGTGAACTATTTATACTTTCATTATTGTAGATTGATATCACATTTGTTATATTACCTTCATCAGTTTTATATTTTACTTTTACATCTAAAAAATATAGCGGGTTACTTGTTATACTATCCATTCTAGTATTTATATATCCATGATAACAGTTACAATCATAAGTAACGTGCTTTGTATTTTCCGGATAACATATAACTAATTCATTATTGTCTTCGAATTTTTTATATAAATAAGATTCATGATCAATACATGTAAATATAAATGGAACATTTTTATTATCACTCAAAAACATTATGCATGATAACAATGGTGGGGTTATATTTTTAATTATATCAATCTTATGTGGAACGAATGTATTATTCAATTTAAACTCTATATAATAATTATTATCATCTATAATTTGTAACTGAGATAAATGGTATTTTATTATATCTATAATATATTTTTCTATTAATGTATAGCTTGGCTTATTTATATATAAATTATATGTTTCATTAAGTAATAACTCTTCTTGAACTGTTTTATAAATATGTAATATATCAATATTAGTTTCAGTTTCCCAGATTTCAACTTTAGTCATATGTTATACCACGTTAACTTATCTATAAATATTTATACATATATATTATTTATATATATATGTCAGCAAATAATTATAAAGTAAATGGTGTACCTTTAATTGATATGCTTGCTACTACTGAACCACCAATTGGTAGTATTAGTTCTTCTGGTATAACTGGTTATGTCGGGTTATCTGGTACTTTTTATAAACAAGATGGCAAATATCCGGGTATTTCGAGTGGTATTACCGAATATGCATATAAAGGTACAACAATATCAGACTTATTACCTACATTTTTATCTTATTCAGAAACACCTAGTACTGTAAATGTTGATGTATCTGTATATAATCGAATTGGTGGATTTTTGTATGGTGGAGGAGGTGGAGGTGGAGGTGGAGGTGGTTCCAACCAACATCAACAAAATGCTAACGGTGGAAATGGAGGAAATGGTCAATTAGGTCAACGAAAGGGGTTTTTATTTAATGTATCTAGCTACAATACAATTACACTTGTTGTTGGAAGCAAGGGAGAAGGAGGAGGCGGAGGCCAACGTTCAGATGAAAGGTCTGGTTTTGATGGTGGACAAGGCCAATTTGGTGGTTCAACACAGGTTAAAGACCCTAATGGAGCCGTACTAGTAACTGCAATTGGTGGTGGTCGGGGTATTGGTGGACAAGGCGGATTTACTAATGGGGTCAATGGTGATGATGGGGGAACAGAAGCAGCATGGAATGTTGAAACCAACCAGTTTGATGCATGGGGGAACTATGCCAGAAATGCTGGAACTGGGGGCGGGAAGGGTAATTCAGGTGACTTCAATGATGGTGGTACAGGTAATGGTGGGTCGCATGGTTCAGCCCTTATATTTTTAATGAGAAGATAATAATTCATTAGCAATAACAATATAAAAAGACGATGCATATATAGTATGTGTACATGGTGTAAATAGCTGTAAATAAAGTTACCCGGTTAGAGCGCGCATCGGGTGATTTTTCTGGATTTCCAAGACGGCCTTAATGTCTTTTTTGCTCGTATAGCTCAGTTGGTTAGAGCATCGGTCTTATGAAATTTTCGAAGACAGCCGAAGGTCTGCGGTTCGACCCCGCATTCGAGCATCTACGACCCGAATATGTCGTTAAACTATGTTCAAAAAAAGCGCAGTTGTCCGAGTGGTCTAAGGAGGTGGACTTAAGAGATTCTTTTGGAATCTATCATACCCACTGTTTTACAACGCATGTGTTCAAATCACATACTGCGCACTTTTAATTACATAATAATTGAAAAACTTATTATGTATATGCATTATTTTACAATAGCTTCATATTTCCAAATATATCCTTTTGCTGTTTTTGCCTTTCCATTACAACACCTGCTTATAGTTGAATGTTCTATTCCGACCGATTTTGCCGCTTCTCTACAGCTATCAAACGAATTTAACCTAATTCCATGAATATCAAACTGTATGACTTTTCTATTTCTTTTTGATATAATCTGTTTATAAATTTCATCTTGACCTCCTGGTTCTATAATACTCGAATTAGTACTTTCATATTTCCAATAAAATCCCTTTCCGGTTTGATTTGGTTTAAGGCAACACGTTGTTATAAACGCTCGAGAAGCACCAACATATTCTGCTGCTTGTTTACATGTATCAAACGTATTTAGCCTAGTTCCATGAATATCAAATTGTATTATTTTCCTGGGTATTTGATTTATAACATCCTGTTTTGTTGATGGCTGACTATATTTGAACCTTCCAGTTAATGGTGGTATTCCTGCAACAGATTTTGTGTCATTACTTTCATATTTCCACCTAAATCCTGCTGCTGTTTTGATATCACCATTACAACAATGTCCTATGGTAGAAGGTGATACCCCGACAGATTCAGCTGCTTTCATAAGGCCGGGAAACGAATTTAATCTATTTCCTTGAATATCAAACTGTATGACTTTCCTATTTTTTAGTAAAGTTTCCGCTATTTTTTGTTTTGTTTCTGCATTATGTCTTCCAGAATTGCCTCCAAGTCTCAAATTGTATCCATTTGGTACCAAACAATTATATTTTTGAATGTATTGAATTTCCATATCATCTAACATATTATCAAACGTTATACATACCAGTTTGAACACAAAATTATCGACCCCGTATTTGTTAATTGCAGATTTTAGATATCTACAATTACTACGCTTTTTCAAATGGTCTTTCCATCTGGTATCGAGTTCTCTTACCGTTTGTCCAACATATGTCTTGTTATCGGTCTTATTCGTTATTGTATAGATATATCCCATTCCTATAGTATGATAAATATTCTTATGTAATTTATCATAATAGACATTTCAACATAATAATACCGCGGACGGCTTTAATCCCACAATTATATAGTTCCCACATAAAAACACCGGAAAAACTTTTCGGCTCGTTTTTGGATTTTGGACATGTACTTTCTTTGTCCATTTTTGAAAAGTGACCTAATAAGTTTTTCCGAATGTGTAAAAAACCACTTCACAGCATAATGCAGCAAAACCCGATTTTCCATGAATTATTTTGTGACTGTAAACTTTTTTATACTTTTTGCGGAAAAGGATTTAGGCGTTTATTATATTATCATTATATAATAAAATGGTAACGTCGAAAACGCCGGAAAACGCCAAGAAATATATATGCGAATTATGTCCATTCAAATGCCGCAAACTATGTGATTTTAAACGTCACTTGTCCACTGCAAAACACAAAAAGATAACAAATGATGCAAAAATGATAACAAATGATACAAATAATACACCACAATTATTTCAATGTATATGTGGTAAGGAATATCAATATCGTTCTGGACTGTCGCGGCATAAGAAGGCGTGCACATATACGCCATCACCTCCTCCCCCACCGGAAGAGAACATTCGAACTACAATCGAACCTATTGAACCCAATTCAGCAGATTTGCTGGTATTGGTGAAGGAACTAATGATACAAATGGCTGTGAAAAACAAGCATCAAGACGAACTTATAAAGCAAATTGCAGCAAAAGATAAGCATCAAGACGAACTTATTTCCCAAATAGCCGCAAAAGATAAGCATCAAGACGACCTTATCAAGCAAAACATGGAACTGCAAAATACAATGAGGGAAATGATTCCCCATATCGGCAATAACAACAGTACCACGAATACCAACAGTAATAATACGTTCAATGTCCAGCTTTACCTCGAAAAAGAATGCAAAGACGCCATCAGCTTACAAGACTTTATTAAAAACATCGAAATCAACATAAGTCATTTGGTCGCGATTTCCAAGGATGGTTATGTGGACAGCATTAGCAAACTTCTCATCCAGTCACTCAATAAAATGGCAGTAACTGACAGACCGCTGCATTGTACCGACCTGAAACGCGAAACGGTGTATATCAAAGACATGGAAACGTGGAACAAAAGCACAGCGGATGCACCCATCATGAATGGATTGATTAACAGCATCGAAAATAAATATTACGCCGAGGTGAAACAATACGTACGAGACAACCCGCAGGCCCGCGAATTGGACACACCCGAGTACAATTTCTATGCAAAAGCCTGCGTTCATTCACTGGGAAACTACGAAGACCACGATAAACTTAACAAGAAAATCTACAAGAAGGTATTGCCCGAAATAAAGCTCGACAAAACAACCGCATCATAATATTTTGGATTATTTTTACAGAAGTGTTTGTAGGGAATGGAGAACCTGCAACCAAAATGATGTCATTCGTATTTTTGTGTGATTCTATGTATCAAACATATGTAAATGACAACACGACAAATTTATTTTCGTGAGTATGAAAATAGTATCCGTCAACGAATGCCATATATACATGGCCAAGAACCAATAGAATATTTCTGTGATGGAAAAGAGGGATATATTCATTTTGACGGGCATTATTATGTTGAGAATCACGCACCCCCTTATACAGAGGACGATGAACTAGAAATGTGTGATAGACCAAGCAGATACGACACATGGCTTCCACAAAAGCTTATCATGTTTATGCAACTTCGTGAAAAAGAGCCGTATAAGGTTGAAGTGAATGATAATGTGACCAAAAGTTATTATACCGAACTCGAGAATGTTCGACATGTTGTTGAAATTTACAAAAAAATCATTCATGAAAACACTGACACGATTAGTGAGATTGAAGACGATGATAGAAAGCCGATGCGCGTATGTTTCTTTCCAACCAATCGACAGACGATTTACTTTCGAGTCATTGAGAATGAATGAAGATGCGCATTTATACCAGCGAAGATTTAAAATGGGACGCTCCGTAGGAGCGTCATTTCAAAACGTTACTGGTATCTGGCCATTGAGAAATTAAAATGTCCCATTTTAATTCTTCAATGGTTTAGAGCAACACATCAACCAATAAATATGTCCAAAGTATATAATATGTTTCATGTTCCTCGAGTTATAGACCATTACGAATATTTACCCGATAAAATACCCGAAATCGTGCATATACCATCGAACGAATGTTTGATTTGTTTGGAAATCTACACAGATGATAAAGTCGCGCCGATTGATTGGAAAACACAGAAAATATACTTGAAATTTTGTGAGTGCGGCGGGTGGTTACACATTTGCTGTATAAATAGATGGTATAGTGTAGCAAATACATGTCCAATATGTCGGCAATTCATGACCATAACCCAGTCGAAGAGCTTCACGTTTTTCGTAGATATGAACAATTGTAACATATCGAAAATATTCATGTTTATGATTTATTGTTTTCAAATATGGAATATATTTCTGTGGTCTATAATGGCGACACTCTGTAGTTATCACATATATTCTAGGTATGACACGACCACTCCTAATATATTCACGGACGATGATGATAATATGTTTGCATTGGATTTTGACGACCCGAGCCTGTGAACATATAAATGTGTCGGCATTCCCACAATTATAGTTCCCACCAAAAACGGTGTTTTTTTATATTTGGGTGGAAAGTGTTTAGAATCTTATTGTACACGAAACAATATAGAATTTACTCTTATAATAATCTATATCATGCCAAAGACAGATATAGATTATTCAAATACAGTGTTTTATAAGATTCATTGTAAGAATCCAGATGTGAAAGACGTATATATCGGTCATACCACGAACTTTGTGCAACGCAAACATGGACATAAGCGTAGTTGCGCAAATCCAAAGGCTGATAATTATAATTGTAAGGTGTATAATGCGATACGCGAATTCGGTGGGTGGGACAATTGGAAGATGGAAATAATTGCGTTTCGTGAATGTGCCGACCATTATGAAGCCAGAAAAATAGAACAGCAGTATTTTGAACAATATAATGCAACGCTGAATAGCATTGAACCGATGCCAAAACCAAAAGTGACAGAACCGAAGGAGATAAAACCAGAAAAGATAATACCGAAATGTGAAACGTGCAATGTATTTTTTCAAACGAAAACTGCACATGAAGTCCACAACCAAACCAATAAACATCTTAAGATGGTAATAAAACAGTCAACTAATTGTGATAATCCAGAAAAATTGTCTAAAAACGCAATGACACATGAATGCAATACATGTAACTATACATGCGTGAAAAAAAGTGACTTTACTAAACATCTATTGACTGCAAAACACAAAGACCTAATGAATCCTAATGGCCCGACGCAAAAAGTCGCCAATGAAAATATATGTACATGTGGAAAAGTGTATAAGCATATGCCGAGTCTATGTTGCCATCGAAAAACATGCAAAATATATATTAACAGTAACGACAAATCAGGTAATTCAACTGACACGACGGCCGATACAGCATCTGTTAGTGATATTAGTTATTCTCCCAATACAATTGCCGAGCTACTCCGTCAAAACCAAGAGTTCAAACAACTCATGATTGACCAAAGCAAACAGATGCAAGAAACCCAATCACAGTTACAGAAGTCGTTTGCCCAAAATACCGAATTACAAAACCAAATTATTGAGTTGTTTAAGGAAGGAAAACCCATCAAATAAGTTCACTGTTCCCACAATTATAGTTCCCACCAAAAACGTTGAATAAATTTGTGTTGCAGTTTTCTGAAAATGGACATTTTTAAAATGTCCATTTTTGAAAAGCGAGGCCATTTCTTTTTCTGAAAATATGAAAAATCAGTTTTGCTGCATAATGCTGTAAATCCTAAAAAAACCAAATTAGTTTGACTGCATACTTTTTTATGATTTTTTGCGTAGAAAGGTTTAGGGATTTTTTCTATAAGTATCTTAAATCGGTTTTTAACTTACACATTTGTCCCAAAATGTCCCAACAATCATATAGTTGTGTCGCATGTGACTATACAAGCTGTAGTAAAAAAGATTATAATAAGCATTTGCTCACTCGAAAACACATACGACTGACGTCTACTGCCGAAAAAACCCCGCAACATCAAACATACACATGTCAGTGTGGTAAAATATATAAACATCGCCAAAGTCTGCATAATCATGTAGTTAAATGTACACACGGTGCATCAGTAGACGCATATAAAGCATCAAATGCTATTATCGATATACACAATAGTCCAGCTGCAATTGTCGAGCTACTCCGTCAAAACCAAGAGTTCAAACAACTCATGATTGACCAAAACAGGCAGATGCAAGAAACCCAAGTACAGTTGCAGCAGTCGTACGCCCAAAATAACGAACTACAGCACCAAATGGTGGAGATGTTCAAAGAAGGCAAAACCATCAATAACAACAATAATACCTCGAACAAGTTCAACTTGAATTTTTTCCTGAACGATACATGCAAAGACGCAATCAGCATCACCGATTTTCTTCGCAACCTGAATGTTCACATCGACGAGCTGGAATACATCGGCAACCACGGATATGTGAACGGCATGACCAAAATGATTATGGCCCGCCTCAAAGACATGGATATTACAAAGCGCCCCATTCATTGTACAGATATTAAGCGCGAGACCATGTATATCAAAGACGACGCCGGATGGAGCAAAGACACCGAAGAGCTATCCAAGCTCCGCAAAATTTTGAGTCGTATTTCCATGAATAACTACAGAACTGTCCCCGTTTGGAGAACCGCACACCCAGATTGTGAAGTAATGGAGAGCCGCAACTACGAATTCTGTTACAAAATGATGCGCGCTATATTGGGCGACGTCGAAGACGAGCAAATCAAATTAGACAACAAGATTATCAAGACCATGGCAAAGGAGTTGTTCGTTAACAAAACATCATAATGATTTTAGAAAATTGATATAAATCGTATTTCATATAATATAGTAATACACCAAAGTAAATTACTATAATCCATTTACTACCAATGCCTATATATAAGTGTGAAAAGTGCAATAAAGATTTCTCACAGAAGTCGCATTATACCCAACATACAAAGCGAAAAACGTCGTGTGTATGGGGGACTCCATCGAGTAGCGCAAGCAACTCGTTAGAAGAACCCACATCGGTCAGCTCACCAGAGCAATCTCCAGAAAACTCGCCCACCCCATCACCGGCACGAGCACGGTTACCCGAACCAGATGAAGACCCGCCAGCCCACATGTCAATTACAACATCATCATGTGACGCAATCTGCACCCATTATGACACGGTATTAAATGTCGATAAGTCAACCTACGTGTCTACAAACGACGAGCCCACACCAATGAAGTGTGTAAAAGAGTTAATCGATTCTATCCCCGCCGAATTATGGTCAACACCTGATTTACGTATACTCGACCCCTGTTGCGGGAATGGCAATTTCGGCGTACACTTATATCACAAGTTAATCGACCATCATACGCCGTATACAGTGTTACAAAATATACTCGAATTCAATGACATCAACGCCCAGCGGCTCGATAATGTCCGCGAAATGTTCGATGCAGCCAATCACCGACTACAAATCACACAGCACGACTTTCTAAAAACGGCATACACAACCAAATATGACCTGGTTGTCGCAAATCCGCCGTATGCAAAGCTATTGGAAAACGGCAAGCGGGCATCAAAGAATCATAATTTAATCAAGGATTTTATCCAAAAAACACTGGACGTATTAAAACCTGATGGATATTTGTTGTTCATCACCCCAGATAATTGGATGTCATATGCAGACCGCAATGAGCTTATTAAAATTCTAACACGACTGCAAATCGTAAGACTCGATATTCATCGAGCAAAGCGATATTTCAAGAAAATCGGGTCCAGTTTTACATGGTATTTAATTCAAAACCGACCAGCACACAACAACATCACCGTGTCAGGAATATGGAAAAAGACGGAATACACGAGTTCCGTGCCATCCATCGAGCGCAAATATATCCCACTTCTATACACAGAAGAAGTCTATAGTATATTGGCAAAGACAATCGACAGAGAGACCCTCCCCAAATATCGTGTAGAAACCAGTAGCGATTTGCATCGATATACAAAGCAGGAATTCATTCGAGACGTGGCAGACGATGTATACAAGCATCGGTTAATTCATACACCGAAGCAAACGTGCTATGCATCGAGACCACATAAATTCCAAGACGGATACAAGGTGTTTATGTCAACAACCGACAAATATAATGTGTATGTAGATAATTGTGGGATGACACAGTCAATCGTTTTCATACGATGTAGTAGCATAGAAGAGGCAAATCACATCAAACAAATACTGGAACACCCGCTGTATGTGTTTATTAATAACATATGTAGATGGGGGAACTTTAATAATATTCGAATATTGCAGAGTTTTCCTATTCCGCATGTAGACACTGTCGACGAAAACAGTATTTATCAATATTTCAATATAAGCGACGAAGAAAGACGGTTTATTGCCGAACATTAAGCCATAAACATGCCCATAAACATATGCCCACAAACCTAATAAACATATGTTGATATCTTATTTCAACATATATTTATGGAATCCCGGCCGGACTGGAATAGCTATTTCAAAGAAATCGTACAAGTAACATCGAAACGTTCGCCATGCGATCGACTCAAAGTTGGATGTTTAATTGTAAAAGATAATCGCATTATTAGTCAGGGATACAACGGTTTTTTACCGGGGTGTCCGCACACGAGTATTGTAAGAGACAATCACGATCAGGCAACAATACACGCAGAACAAAACGCAATATGTGATTGTGCGAAGCGCGGAGTATCGTGTAATGACGCCACAGCATATATAACACACTATCCATGTTTGATTTGTACGCGATTATTGATTGCGGCGGGTGTTCGCGAAATAAAATACATCGAAGACTACCGGAACGACGAGCTGGTCGAGTATTTCGTGCAGCAAAAAAGTATTTGTTTAGTTAAGTTACAATAAAATGTGCTGAATCATGGTTTGTCGATTTTTTCTCGATTATAGTTTGCTTATTCTTTTTTCGTTTTGTAAGTAGGATCGGCATTATCGCATAGTTGTGGAATGTGTCCGGTAATCGTCTTAAACAGTTCAATGCATCTGGATTCATATGCATGGTATGTTTGAGCAATCACCTGAATCATTTCCCCGAAAATTTCGACGGGCACAGTCGTATCCGGTAGTTTCCAACTATAAAACTCCCACTTATTTCCCAACAATAAATCGTGTTCAATGGTATGATACAAATGCGCATTTGTAACGGACATCTTGCCCGGGTTAGGTTCACCGTGCTTATTCATTCGTTCGGCGACACAGTGTCCACATAAATATGACCCCCATCGCGCCTTCATTCCGGTGCGGGTTCCGCCAATTTTCATTATTTCTGTATTTCGCGTAATAATATAAATATGTTCGGCAGTTTCTTTCCATTTTTCTTCGTCGACTGGAACGGTTTGCACGGTTGTACGACGGGCTGTACTATCGTCCAATACAATATCCGCCATTTTGATGAAGGACGACCCGGTCGCTCGATTACAATAATCGATTATAGTGAGTGGTTCGGCCAATAATGGCTTCCTCCATTTCGACCGTGCGATTTCGCCGGCCATAAACTTGGGGTTTGATAACATGATTGGTGTAAAGCTGGTTATAACGGGTTTATGCAGTCAATGTATCTTGCCAGTCATATCAATTTTTTAACCGGTCTCCCAACAAAATGGGTTCAATGCTGTGAATCTGTGATTACAAAAAAAACGAATTTGTGAAATTATTTGTAAATTACAACTGTGATTTTGTAAATTACAAACTGTAACCTGCAAAATTTGTACAGATTATTATAGTTCGGGCGCGACGATGACATTCGAAATGGGGTCAATATTGGAACATGCATCTGCAATATACGTTTGTTGTATAAGATATACACACGCGGTTACATATACACCCGCAATGTAATGGCAAAATGGGTGATTTCGTTCATATGAAAGTTTGTCGTTACGTTCAATCGAATGTATGGTTCGATGTAAACCGTATAATATGACCCCACCCGCCGCAATATATGCATAATGCACTCCGCGATAATACATGTATATATTCAACATGAGTGTGTTTAATATGAGAACATTGGCTTCAATTGTGTGTAATACACATTCATAGTAATAATGATACACAGAAGATATTAGAATCGATGATGTCAATACAACGGCCATGATTTTATCGACGCAATGTGACATATGTGAGCCGGTGTTGTAGCCGAATATCCACCATATACATGGAATTATCATAGGAATATGGGAAAGTATCATATGAGAACATAGCATTCGATGTTTTATGTTTATGCAATTGGTGTTGTTATCGTGTGAACCTGTTGTGCATACCGATATGGCGCAATGGTCTGTAGTAAAATCGTCCATGATAATACATATATCGGGGTGACTCTATATAGTTTGTAGCCGGAGAAAATCCACATGCACCATCGAGCAAATATTGGATTATTGTTGTATAATAAAAACGATTGAAGTTTTTATTATATTTTACCTGGATTTCTATGGTCAATGAAGAGCGTGCGTATGTGTGTTTTTAATTATTAATTGTGTATTTACCTGTGCCTGTGCGGGCGCGTGTGCGAGTCCATCACAATTACCCTAGTCACTTGTCTGTCCAGGTATCACATCAACTGGTTCATCATTGCCAGGTAGTCCATTATCTTGTGTAGGTACAGGATCGAGTTCAGGCACTGGTACAGGCTCTGGTTCAGGCACGGGTTCAGGTACTATGGTAGGCTCGATTGCAGCTACTGGTTCGGGTACCGGCGCAATTGCTGGTGCAGGTGCAGCTACTTGTGCAGGTGCAGACCCGCGAGACATATTCTCTGGTTTGATATTAATTACTAACGACTTAATATGACGCTCTTCATCGGCCTCGCGTCCTCAACGGGAGCGGGAGCGAGAGCTGGAACGAGAATCGCAATCTCTGCTGCGACGGTGGCGTCTTCCTCGGTGTTCGGGGTAAACGTGCACATTGCCATAGCCCTCGCTATAGTTGGGTCCTCCAAACTGTCCAGGGCCATAAGGACCAACGCCAGGACCATAAGGACCGACACCGGGGTATCCGTATGCACCCAATATACCCTGACCCAATGGGCCAGAACCCTGTCTCGCCTGCTCAAGCACCTTCAACATATTGTTGTCGTTGTTTGCGGCAGCAAGACCATCACGAAGACGATTACTCTCAATCTCATCGTTCTTCTCTTTGAGAGAGCAGCAGCACTCGGCAATTTGTTTGCCAAGCTCCTGTGTATTCTTAAGAGCATCATATTTCGCCTCGGCCATCTGGGCAGAAACAAGAGCACTCAACTTCTGTTGCTCCAATTGAGCAATAGAGAATTGCTGAGCGGCCTGAGAAGCTAATTCAGACTTGGATTTCAATATTTCCATCTGGGTCATTGCGAATTGGTTGTCAGACTTGGCAGATAAGAACTGTCCCATCTTCTGTTGCTCCAACAATAAAGTAGAATACTGGTTAGAGCTCTGGCTTAATAAATCGGACTTAGATCTCTCTACTCCAACTGCCACAGAGGAAAATCCAGCAGATAAGGCACTTCGGGTCTCCCATGCAGTGTCATTAATCGCCTTAGATAATATGTTACTTGACTGAACAATTTCTCCGTGTATTTCGGAACCCGTATTAGTGAGTGAATTTAAAATCGAGTGACGAGTATCCGTAATTTTGGTATCCAAAAATCCCTGCGATGTCACTGTGGTAACGCGGTTCTCACCTGCATTGCGCTCAATTGAAGCGAGTAAAGTGCCAGAAGCCGCCTGCGATGCATTGACGGAATTAGCTCCGTTGCGCTCAATGGCAATAGCCAAATCACGGGCGCTATCAGCGGAAGCCTGGCGGCTGGCCGCATCAGTGACGGTGGTTGTAAGACGGTTCTCGCCCGCAACCTTCTCAATCGCGGTCATAATAACACCGTGTCCGCGCTCTACTGCGGAACCAAGTTGATTGCCGTTACGCTCGACGGCGGACATTGTTTGTCCAGATGTGCGTTCAATCGAGTTGCTGTTTAAATATGTTCCCTTTTCGATGGCGTCACGAAGACCAAGTGTGGTCTGGTGAATGTCCTTCGTAATACTGGCATGACTGGCAGTAAGGTTACGCTCAGCATCATTAACGACTTTCAGGACCTCAGTCTCCTCTCTGGGGTCGTAAGCATACGGGGGGGCAAAGCTTTGCCATTGCTGGAATGGCGGCGTGGGCATCATGTTTGTCGGTGCTGACATATACTAACTAGTAATATTTTATTTGCAGCCAAAAATTTACTTCCAGCTAAAAGCGATAAATGCATATATGCAGTAACGGTTGTAAATCGCGCACACATATTTGTAATTATATAATTTACAGTTGTACTTCTGTAATCACATTTGTAATTTATGATTCTCGTCGCCACTGCATATTAGGTAAGGTAAAACTTTAGGCATACTATTTTTATCAAACTATAAATTATAAATGACATCCCAGTATAACAGACTATTATATGACAACTATTGTTTACAATATCACTGTTCTCAATTAACAAACCGCATATCTATTCTAGAATCGAAAATTCAAACGCTAGAATTGAAAATTCAAACGCTAGAATCGAAAATTCAAACCATGGAATCGACTATTCATTCTATAACGGAGAACCTACCCAATAATCCACCGACCCCGACATATTCCCGCAAATCGCGCAATAAAACCGCCACATTTTCAATGAATCAATACAATCCAATTATTTTGCCACAACCCCACATGAAAACTCGCATAAAACCGCCCATAATAACCCACGAACCTGAACAATATAGTTCGCTGACTGAAGACTCGGACATGTAATTAACTAAATTAACGAATAGATATAAAATTTAAATCTACTTCTACTATATAGGTTTCAGACTGTATGCCAAGCACGCCCAAACTATATATCGATGACAAATCCGTCATCGATTTCTATGAAAAAAATCCACAATACGATTTTGCAGTCATCAATGGAATTATCGTTGAATTACTGAAATCCATGTCACGTACATCGACCAACTCACCAACGCCAACACCAGACGTCGACTCGTTTGTAGAAGAAATCGAAAACATCAAACAAGACTACATCGATGAAATCCGCACAATTGTTGCATCAAACAATAATCAAAACCAGTTATGTACACTGTTGGAAACAAGCAATAAGATGTTACTCGACAAAACGCATTCGATACTTACTACGGTTATACCAAAAAACCAAAATATTTTGTATAACCAAATCAACGATTCGATAACCAACTTCTGTAAATCGATTTCGCAAGACATCAACACTTTAACCGAGCATGTGGATAAAGGTTCCGTCAAAGAATTCATTACCAATTTTGAAATGAAAGTGGCCGGAATGTTTCAGCACCTACAGCAGCCCGTATTCACGTTTATCAGTGCGAGCGAAGACCGCATCAATGCAAATATCAACACATTGAAGTCGATACAAAGTGTTTCCGCCAAGGAGCACCAACAGTTATTAACCAGTTTGTCGGATGTATTGGTGCAATCACAGCGGTCCATCTCACCAACGTTCAATGATAGCAAAGTCCTCACGTCCGTATTGACCGAATTATATTCCAGCGCCGAAATTCTACAACCACCCGATTTGAACGAAGACGAGATTATGTTGAAGCGCCTGCGTAAATCGAATATTATCATCAAGAATTTCACCCAAGACACGAATATTGGTTGCGATGATATTTCGTTGTTTTTGCAGACGGTGGACGATAAGAATAGTCATGGGATTGTGTTGTCTCAAATGAGCGGTATTTCGGCGAAAAAGAACTATCAAATCGACATTCATAACAGTCATATTGTTGTATACGTTCATAAAGTCGAATATAATCCGGCGAAAATACAGGTGGCGGTTGATATTATCGATACATTGTTGTCGCGTTTGTCGCAGTACCAGGGCAAAACGGAGAACGAATATTCGATTCCCAAAGATATCCTCGATATTATCAACAACGATTACCAGACGTTTCTCTCGCAAAAGTCGGCGATTGCAGAAGTGTTCAAAGAACATCAAAAGAAGGTGTTATCCCAAATCGACGAATTGAAGCTACCAGCATTGGACCGATTTTTATCGTCCAAGTATATGGCGCCAATTCCCAAACCGGGGTTAAAATGCGAATTATGCAAAAGTTATTTTGCGAATAACTTGAAAGCCTTGGCCGCTCACAAACGTGGATGTGCGCGTAAAACGGCCAAGTAGAATATGTGTATGATTGAACGCTGCATATACCAGGAGTGGACTGATTTTTATCGTCCATGTGTATTGCGCGTATTATTTTGAAATTATTATAACAAGAAGTCCAACTGTGTATTATATGAATATGTTGAGAGCGAGAGAATGAATGAGCTAATAATATATAGGTGGGCTAAAAATCCAACTACGATTTCCTATTTTTATAGGTAATCGTACAATGATGTAAAGTATTATTTAATGGTTGTAATACAACCCTTAAAACGGAGTGCATTTTAGGTATTTAAATATTGCTATAAATCGTATTCTGTTCGTTTATTATGACAGATATGTCAAATAACGACTCCGATAGCGAACAAGACAACAGTGGTAATCACGGCGTAAATGACAACAGTCATAACCAAGTGGTAAATGACAACAGTCATAACCAAGCAGTGCCCGATAGTTCCGGCAATGTGATTCTCGACCCCTCGTGTAATATTGTTTTGCCCCCAATTGTACCCATTACAGATGTTAGTTCAAACCTCGTTATTGACGGAATTGGTTTTGAAATAGTTCAAGAGACTGGGAAAAGCGAGGCCGGTGTAAATATTGCACGAACCACGTTTGATACCGATGAGCCCGAAATATATGACCCACAAATTCGCGAGAATTTGGAGCAAACCGTCGACACATATAACGATTTGGTAGAACCCGAAAGCGAGACGAGTGTTCTATTGGAGTCAATTCGAACATATGCTGGAGAACTCAAATGCAGCGATTTCCACGGAAAAGGCTCCATTGAGGATTACACCAGTTTGTTCGAGGCCGCCGCCCGAATTGCGACCGAATCCAAACAAATGGAACTGGACGTGGACGTGTCGGGTTTTAATGAATTTGCGGCCGCCGCAGATGAGTTAAGTAATTTGTTCAACGGGTTCATTGTGAAACTACAGAATGTGAGTATTATTACAGATTTAAACTTTTTGCGTAGCATTAAGACGGCACTATCAAAGATAGTGAACTTATCGAATATTTTTGGTAAATTTAAAAAGACGGTGTTTGCTACTTCGGCGGTTCAATTACCCAAATCCGCCCATGAAACCAAGTTAATTCTTGCGGGTGTGATGGGCGAAGTCAACTGTGCCATGCAATACATAAATCATTTTGTTTCGCCCGACGAGAGTCCTACATTGGTAGATGCTGATTTATCGGCGGCCGAGAAGAATATTATTGCAAAATCAGTGGAAACAATCGATAATTGGAATAATTTGTGCGAGTTTGGTGTAAGTATTGCCATGTCGAATGATGTGGATATACAATATATTCAACAAGCGAGTAATCAATTGAAAAATACGACGATTTCGCTGAAGAGCGTGTCGAGTAAATTAAAGACGAAGTTGGCGCAATATAACATTGTTTGTCATTAAGCACTTGAGAATTTAGTGTTTTTTTAAATGACTATTTTGCATACTTTCGCATATAAAATATGTATCGATGTGAATATATAGGTGAATATTATATAGTGAATGACAACATTAAAACCGAACCTGCCTGAAACTGTACTCGATTGTCTAGAATATACGAAATCTGTGGATTTTACTCCGCAGGGTAACTATGTGAACCGTAACTATAAATTTGATCCCACAATACATATAAATAAATGGGTTGAGATTGGGAAAAAAGATGCAAGCTCTTGTCAATTATGGCAAATAGAGTATGTTAGCGAAGGCGCCCCTGCTTTTCCTTATATACGTATCAAATTACCGATTGGATTCGACCCGAATGATAAATTCGAACAAGCAAGTAATACGAAAAAACATATTACGTGGCAAAAAACAACCGGCGATGATGAGCCAAATATATGGTTTATCAGCCTTCATAATATAGAAGGGGGGTCTCGTAAATTGCGCAAAAACAAATCGCGTAAATCGCGCAAACACAAATCACGTAAATCGCGCAAAAATATAAAGACAAAAACAAATAACCAACAGAAAAATTGAATACAACGTGTCAGCCCAAGAGATGGCAAATATACACATCACGCACAATGAAAACCCGCAGCCAAACTAACGCAGGAATACTGAATGTCAATATCGACTTTGATGAAGCAAGTCGATATTGGAATGCAAACAAAAAGAGAACCGGTAATGGAAGTTATGTGTATGTATGTGGCGCACAGCTGAAAAACGGCAACTTTTGTAAGCGAAATATGCAGCCATGTTTTATGCATCGTCATGACACAGCCGGCTTATAGACGACAAACAATCATCTATAAATTGCGTTTCACTTTTCTCAACTGGTTCGGTATATCGAGAACACAATAAAGACGACATAATATTATTTAAATCACCCATACTTGCATCTAATCGCAATAATTCCCCCGATTTGATGTTAAAAAGACGAAACGTTTTTTCATTTGCGTCCAGGTTCTCTTCTACTTGTTTCATATTCCATAACCAAGCATAAATAACGAGTTGTAACATATGGTCGTGAGTCAATTCATTCGTGCATTTAAACTCCCAAATCGTGGTTTCTGTCATTAAATCGACGCGGGCGTTGAACCGGAATTTCTTTCCAGGTAATATTCGTTCAATAAACCGGTCAATTTGCGAGTGTTGTTCGTCCATGGACGCATTTATAATGTATTCTTCTACGAGAGGTGGAGAACCTTGACAATCCGGACTGACAACATGCTTCAAACGGTCTTTACATATCATCACCATTTCATCAGTTAACCAATTATAATCATCTTTATCAATCTGGTTCAACTTAAAATACAGGGATTCTTGTATTGCAGTATTGATATTTGCCATGTATAAATAATCGTTCACCGATTCGATTGTTTCGGGCAATTTATCGATGATTTCCAACAAAAACTGCTGCTTCTTTTCGTTCAGGTTCTCAATATTCATATCTATAATGTCATATAAAATACTATCTTTTGTTTTGTAGGAGTAGCTATCGTTCCATGCATTCAACAAATGGTCATAGTACATACACGGAATGGCGATTCCATTTAGGTCGCTAATTTCCTCATAAAACCCCTTTTTTGTTTGAATGATTCCCGGAATCTCCAGGTTCTCAATAATGTCTTGTTCTTTCACAAAAATACGGTCCAAAATAGAACATATGTGTTGGTTGGTCTCTTCCGGTATGAACTTAATTAATTCTGTCGGGGTGAGTTTAATCGGCACGGTGGACTCGGTTTCTTCAATACGCGGAAACAGAGTCTGTTGTTGGCCCTTAAAATGCACATAATCCGCCGATTTCATGTCAACATGACTCATGTGTAAAAATTCCAGCGGTCGGTCTTCGCGTCGGGTATCACTTTCGAGAACATACAGCCCGTTTAATGCGCGGGTGCATGCAACATACAGTGTATTTGGGCAAATATCACGCGGTAGATTTCGCGCATAGTACTTAAAATAAGAGTTGTCGAACCCCACAACAAACACATATTTGCGTTGTCTACCCTTTACACAATGAAATGTGGAGAACACGATTTTGCCGTCGATGACGCGTTGATCAATGTCGCTATTTTCGAGCATTGGAACATGACAAGGTATGTTTTTTTCAACTAACATGTTCTCCAATTTGCGAATATTGCTGCGTTCTCCTTTTACAGAAGGTCCCAATATAAAAATATCACTCGGTTTTACGCCCATTGCAAACAACTTTTGTATTTCGGCGCACACAATACGCTCCAAATTGTAGCGAGAATTACGAATATATTGCACCGGCGCATCATTTCGACAAGCATCCATGCGTGGTTCTCCCAACATGACATTATTTACAAATTGACTCATTTGATTTGTAATTCTGTAGGACATTTTCATCGTACATTTGCGAAATTGTTGGGTTCTCAAACCTGGATGTTTTCTCCATATTATTTCAGCCAAAGTTAAGAAACGAATATCCGAACCTTTGAATTCATAGAGGCCTTGCATATAATCGCCCAGCACAAGTAGCTGAAATGGAGAACCTATATCTTTTGCAAATTTCACCATTAATTGGTAGTATAATAAGGTCATATCCTGGGCTTCATCGACAACCAACATGTCATATTCCGGAATACTTTTGTTGGGTGGTGTATTATTGTCCACGATTTTCTTGATTTCGTTGTCCACGTGCGCAGTGCACGAATAATAACACACCGCCAAGCTATGATATGTGTGTATAGTAAGGTTCTCGATGCCCATGGCCTGCGTTTTCTCGCGTACTTCGAATTTCAACGATTTATTATAGGTAATTTGTAATATATTACGAGAACCGAGTTCTCGGGCAATCGCCAGAATAAGTGTCGTTTTCCCGGTTCCGGCAACTGCATCTACAACTACATTATCCCCGGTTTTCGTTGCATCTAATATATTTTGTTGTTCTTTACTCAACATTTTTTGTGAATAATGGAGAACCTGGTCGCTTAATATAATAACACACGATGATTGTATATCGTTTTCACAACATTTCTACAAAATGTGGTGAACTATGCTGGACGGCGCTTTTGTGTCGCCCGATTCGAGCGAATTTGTGAGCGGAATGTCTTACTGTTTTGTAGGGCCCGCAACAGTCTCATCTGTTTGGCGGCCTTTTGTGGGGTCGTGCACTTGGCGAATGTTTGTTTGCTTTTAGGATTATATACGCGATAACAATTTTTACCGCGTACTTTGCGAGTTTTATACGGCATACTATATGCTAAATGCAGATTTTGTTTGAGAACTCTATATTGCAAATACAGAATTACCAAATTACAAGTGTAATTTATCAACCAACTCTTTGTCAATCTCATCATAATGAATCAGTTCTCCATCCAATTTTACCGCATGTTCGGTCTGTATAATATAATCCGTCCCATTGGGCGAGTTCCAACTATGAACACGGGACAGAGGCACATAATGAACCCTATGTCGAATGGACTCGGTATATACCCGTTTATTATGTAAGAGCGACATGTTACATGTAATCGTATCAATCGCCGGGTTTGTATGTAAATTTCGCAATGCGGGTTGGGTTTGATACCGATAAGAATAATTATATGTTAGCGCCGGACCACGATGTGTATGTCGATAAACCTCGTCAAAATTCGTAAGGGTTTGATACCATTGCAGAAACGCGGTATTCTTCAGTAACAATGGATACAACAAACTGCGGGAATACGGTATCGGCTGAACAACAAAATGAATATACGGGTTCATAATAATGATATATATTTTTATAATGAATTCCTTATATTATTTTTTCTTCAATGGTTTACATATCATACATAACCTTAATTGTGAGACAAAACGAAAAGTTGGTATTATTCATTTGTAATATACGACCGTGTTCATCATATACACGAATACGCAGCCGCTGGATATCGACCGGACCAAAATAGATACGTGGCTCCGACACAATCGTCATTTCATTATCTAACAACATGTTAAAATGAGAACCCTTGATAGAAATTCGCGCCAAAATATCGTCATTTAAGATAGACTGGTTAAAAATACTGACAAACGGGTTGTTTGAGTTCTTGTTAAAGTCATCCACGGACAAATAAATATATCGATTGTTTTTCGGATCAATGATGGAATCAGCCAAATAAAAGAATTCGCCTTCATATTTAGGTTTTAAAAACCCCAAATTCCACCCAATTTTTCGGGATATTTCAACCGTATCTGGATATCCGTCAATATTCCGTGTAAAATCCAGTGTAATTTTACAAATGGACAACGTTTTACAACCCACCGGACCAATTGTTACGCGACCACTACCAGAACCATCACTTGTCAAATCTAACGATAGACGAATATAAGAGAATATGACAGTTGGATCAAGCATTCTACCATTGTCATCAATCGGGCAGAGTGTTTTGTTAATTTTTTCTATAAAATCGTTCGGGTTATAGTTTCCATCAGGTATAACAAATACTTGTTCTGCATATACTATGCTATCAGGACAGATGGAATCGACATAGTCTACTTTCAAATATAGAAAGTTGTTGCCGTTGCTGGCTGATATACCATAAAATGTGAGCGGCATTTCCAATGCACTCAATTCCATAGAAACAACTTTATTAAACTTGGTCGTCAGTTGGACTGTAAAATCGGAGCTCTGCGTATTATTAATACTTTCACGAAATCGGGTATCGATGTTTACACATTTAGTAATTACGCGCGTATTAATCGGGTTAATGCGCCCTGGAAGAAATTCGCTATTGCTTGTGTAAATATACTCGGTTGTCGGCCGCTGAACTAAATTTTGTGCGCGAGATGCATCTTGATTATCTGGTCGCGGAAGATTCACTGTATCTAAACGATGATTTGCAGGAATACTGGTTGGTTGCGGTCGTTCATCTTTGCATTTCGCGGCAACGAGCTGGATTTTTGCAGCATCTAAAAATGTGATTAAATCGCGCTTCAGCCGTTTATCAATGTGACCGCTATTTAAAAGCTGTTCTCGAATTTCATATTCTTTTAGTTCAATATCAGCTACGGTATACTTTGTTCTCCGCTTTAATTTAAAAAACATTTCCAAGTCATTGACCGTATAATTGTTAATATCTAAATCAAGGTTTTCCATTACTTACTATGTGCGTATATAATTATATTCTTTTTTGTAAAATAAACTAATGCGTTTAGATTTTCAATAATCATAACTCGCTAATTTTAGTTTTGCATACATTTTTTTTCGCAGGGATTATTATAGAAGAGAAATGTCATCTAGCGATTATATATCGCTGCGAAGGTTTAAAAATATGCAACAGTTATCATGTAATTCAATCCCAGATTGTCACACACGACCAAACCTGGATTTAATTAATTGTAATCCCCAGCACCCGCACAACCCCAACTACCCGCCCAATCCCAACTACCATCACAACCCCAACTACCATCACAATCCCAACTACCCGCCCAATCCCAACTACCATCACAATCCTAACTACCATCACAATCCTAACTACCCACCCAATCCCAACTACCCACCCAATCCTAACTACCCACCTAATCCTAACAACCCGCCCAATCCTAACTACCATCACAATCCTAACAACCCGCCCAATCCTAACTACCCGCCCAATCCTAACAACCCACCGAATCATCAAATGATACATCATAATATGCAACCAGACCTGAACTATTGTGTTGTACCAGCCAAATGTGTGACAAATAATGGGCGAATTATATCAACCGATTTAGTGTATTGTAATGAGAATGAGGTACACCATGAACACCCTCACCCACCCCCGGGAAACCCTCCATCTTCAATTGAAAAATTCATAACAAAAACAAAAACAATTAAACCCTACAAAGTGGTTCCTACAAAAAATGGCACAGTAGGGTTTTTAGTCGAAACAAATCTACCCTTTTCGCAAGGTCAACCAATTAGTTGTAGTATACTTGATAATGAATCCAATTTTTTTAATGGGATCGTATTTGACTATGACAAAGAAATAGGATTTTTGTCAATAGGATCCATCGAGAATGTTACTGGTAATTTTAACAATAGTGTAGTTTATAATATTAGTTTGATTTCATTTGACCCCGAGGTGGTTAAGTTAAAAGAGCGTATGGACCTGCTATATCAATATTTATTCCAAATAGATCTTAAAACTGTTCCAAATTATAACCCAATATCGGAACAATTACAATTTTTCGAAAAGAAAGTATACTATCTAATTCTATATTTATTCGATTACGATGTGCGGTTGAAACCGAATTATCAACTTACGGAAGAATATCTATCCACCCAATTAACAAATATTTATACCGACTTCTTTGACGTAGATTTAACAATGTGTCTATGTTTTAACCCCAATGGAACAGAATATATAATGAATAGTTTTAAGAAACGACTATATCAATTATATTTATATCTGTTTTCCATTAATTTAGAACAAAGTCCATGGTTTAATCCTAACACAATCAATAATTAAGTATGATAAATTGGTTATATTATAATTTTTTTTGCATAGTATATATATATACACATATACAATATACTATGCCGAGAACCCCAATTAAGAACCTATTAGTGGAAGGTACGGTTACATTAACTAATGGAGGGAGCATTGTTATTGGAAGTTCCGTATTAACTGAAACCAAATTTTCAGAAATCGTGGCGGGTAAAGTTGGCGAAACTGGACCGACTGGCCCAAGGGGTGAACAAGGAGCTCAAGGATATAGTATAACAGGTGCTAAAGGTGATAAAGGTGATAGAGGTGAAGACGGTAGACCAGGTGACCGTGGATATGACGGCATAGAAGGTCAGCGCGGTGCAGACGGATATGCGGGGGAAAAAGGAGAAACCGGTCCAACAGGACCACCAGGACCACCAGGACCACCAGGTGGCCCAGCTGGCCCAAAAGGTGATACCGGTCAGGCAGGACCAGCAGGTGGTCCGGTTGGCCCAAAAGGTGATACTGGTGCTACCGGTGCAGCCGGCCCTTCTGGGCCGAGGGGTAATACTGGTTATGTCGGTTTTTCTGGCCCAAAGGGTGATGCCGGTCCTGCTGGTCCTTCTGGCCCGAAGGGTGATGCCGGTCCTGCTGGTCTTTCTGGCCCGAAGGGTGATGCCGGTCCTGCTGGTCTTTCTGGCCCGAAGGGTGATGCCGGTCCTGCTGGTCTTTCTG